AAAATATTTGTTGTAGGCGACGACTTTTTTAGAGCAGATAACACAATATTACAAGTTGGTTCAGGAACGTTTACAGCAGACAACACAAATTTACGTACACCTATTTGGATTACTCCAGGTGACTTAGGAATTAAACGTGCAAACAACTATATTACACTACAGCTTGATGTTATTGACACAAATACATCTGTAGGATTTATTAGTTATAGCGTTGAAAGCACTAATCCAGGAACATATAGACTAAAATCTACTGGAGAAATAATTACAAACGGTAGATATGAAATTACTGGAACATTGCCTAAGTTTATAGATAGCGGAAGAGGTCCTGATAGTTTTAACGGAACTCAACCTAATCCTATTACACCAGCTGAATGGGAAGTTATTACTCCTGAAACTGTAAGTACACTGCCGCCTGGTATGGATATAGATTTGTCTAATGGTGAAATTGCTGGTAGGGTTCCTTATCAGCCAGAAGTTACTAAAGATTATACATTTACAGTTAAAGCAACAAGATTTACTCCTGACGATATAGATAACAATGTTTCGTCTTTAAAAACATTTACTGTTAAAATACTTGGAGAAATTAATTCCGAAACTGTATGGGTAACTCCAAGTGATTTAGGTATTTTAAATTCTAATGCTATTAGTGTACTACGAGTCGAAGCAACAACAAATGTTACAAATGCAGGTGTTTTATATAGTTTAGCATCAGGAAGACTGCCTCCAGGATTAGAATTAACATACGATGGCGAAATAGTTGGAAGAGTTAATGCTTACGGACAAAACGTATATCACGGACTGTGGAGACCGGCAAGAAATTATACAGCAGGTCAAGTTGTTAAATACAATGGCATACTTTATAGAGCTATAAGTTCGCATTTAAGTAGTACATTAGGAAACTTTTCTACTGACGAAGCATATTGGGAAGAATTTAACTACATAATAACAGGCTTAACTACATTTGATAATGATAAAACTCAATTTGACGGAACTGAAACTAGTATTGATAGACAATATAAATTTACAGTAAATGCCGAAGATCAGTACAAATATAGTATTGCAAAAAGAGAATTTTCAATTACAGTTACAGATCCTGAAATAATAAGATATAGCAATGTATACTTAAAGCCTTTCTTAAAAGAAGATATTAAAAGAGAATTTACAAACCTTATTTCTAATCCGGAAATTTTTATTCCGCAAAATATTTATAGACCAGGAGATCCTAACTTCGGTATACAAACTGATATAAAAGTTCCTGTGTACTACGGAATTGAAAATAAATCCATTGATAATTTTGTAGCAGCAACAGCAAAAAATCATAAAAGAAAACAATATAGAATAGGTGAACTTAAAACAGCAGAAGCAACTCGTGAAGGAACTAATGAAGTTGTATACGAAGTTGTTTATTTAGATGTAATAGATCCTAGCGATACTTCAGAAGGTAGAACTCGAAACAGTATTGACATAAAAACTAAAAATAATATAACTATAGATTCTGTAAATAATGATCCAAAAAATATGTTTTACGATTATGAAACTAAACCTTCATTTTCTGTTAATACTAGAAATGGTAATGTTGTAATCACGCTAGGTGAAGATTTTAATATCGAAACAAGAGAAAGTGGCGAATTATCATTAACTTGGAGTACAGGAATAGAATTAGACGGAAGAACAGAAGATAATATTTTAAAAATTATAGAAGGCTTTGGTAATAATTTTCAACTTCGCCCCAAATATGAAAATACTATAAAAGCAGACTCTGATGCTATTGATGTATCATTAAACAAAGATAGTAAAAGATATATCAGTAATATTAATAATATGAGAGATAGAATTAGATCAATCGGAGCTACTAATAGAAGTTTTGTTCCTTTATGGATGCGTAGTCAACAACAAGGAAGTGTAAACGAATTAGGATATACTCCGTCAATTGTTTTATGTTACTGCAAACCTGGAACAAGTAGTATTATAAAAGCAGCAATCGAAGCTGCTGGATTTGATTTTAAATTATTTAATTTAGACATGGATAGATATCTTGTAGACAGTACTGAAATATCAAGTCAACCTAGATATATACTTTTCGCAAATTATAGATTCAATGTATAACCCAGATAAATAAGTGTAGGAGAACACTATGGCAACTAGCGACAACATTATACCAGAACAAATAGATGAAGAATTTCCAGTAGCAGGTCAAGATAATGACTCGCAAGGATTTCGTGATAACTTTGCAGCAATACAATCTAGCTTAACTGCAACTAAATCAGCTTTACAAGACTTAGAACAAAAAGCAGTTACAACAACTGCATTAACTGATCAGAGTCTCGATAACAATATGCAAGGTAATACTATATCAAACGGAGTATTACAATCTGTTGGTTATAAAATGATTGCCGCTGGAAATATTGATAATAATGATAATGCAAACATACTTTGGAGTACTGCAAATTATCATACACTTTCTATGCGTAATAATAATAGTGTTCGTTTAAATTTAAGTGGCTGGCCCGAATCTGGCGTATTTGCGAAAATGCGTTTAGCTATATACAGCAACGACGGTACTACAAGAACACTTACATTTGAAGCAGCAAATGCTGGTACATTACGTGTTAACCAAAACAATTGGAATACAGCACTAACTAACGGTGACTTCCAAGTAACTAGTGCAACAAGTCCTAAAATTGTAGATGTATGGACAGTTGACGGCGGTATTACAGTGTTTATGGAATATATTGGCGAATTTAGTATACTATCCTAATGTTTGATCCTAGAATAGACAATCTAGATACATTTACAGATTCTGAAATTGAAAACAGAATTATAGAATTAGGACGAAAATACTGGATGTCTCGCAATCCCGAAGTCCAGCAACAAATTGCTATTGCACTAGATATGTACAAAGAAGAAGCTAGTACTCGACGTGCAAAAGCCCTTCTCAAACAACAAGAACAAAACGGCGAAAATCCTCTTGACAATTTAATCAATGTATCGTAAAATACATGTATGCTTATGAAAACAGACTCTTTAGGAATACCACGATTCTCTAATCGCAATCTTCTCGATATGATCTATTCAGGTCATGCGGATAAGGTACACGTTGTACTATGTGATCCAAGCGATGATGTAGATAAGTTCAACGCCGCTATGGAAGAGCAAGGCTTTAACAAACTACAAAAGTATATCCCATTAGATGTAGATCAAAAGACTTTTGACGGTGTATGTCAAAGTGAATGGTTTATGCCTGATGAATACAAAGACATTAATGTATATGAGTATGTACTAGGCAAAGCAGAAACACCTTGTCCACAACACGTACAAGATCGCATATGGCAAGAATTAGATGCTTTTAGAGAACGCGGTATGGAAGATCTACTACGCTATATGATCTATCTTGTAGATTTCATGCGTGAGAATGATATTGTATGGGGTGTTGGACGTGGATCAAGTGTAGCAAGTTATGTGTTGTATTTGATAGGTGTACATAGGATTAATTCAATCCAATATGACCTGGATTGGAGAGAGTTCTTGAGATAAGTAAGCATATAATTCACTAGGAGATACTATTATGGTACAAAAATCAAAAGGCAATAAAACTTACAGAACTATGCAAGGTAAGATTGTTGATATGGATATGCTAAGAAAGCGTAACGAACTTACTCCAGCAGTAGGAAATGTAAAGACAAATGCCCGCGGAGACGAACTAGGTCCAGGCGGCAAAATTGTTCGTAAACGTGAAGACGTAGTTAAGGAATATTATGATAACCACAAAGGCGTGGTTGATCAACCAGCAATAAAAAAAGAACAGGCTGTTCAAAAAGATTTAATAGACGATTGGGAAGATCCTGAACCAGTAGCTGACACAGACGACTGGGTCGAAGATGAAGATGGCAATTTTGTAAAAAAAGGTGACTAATGGCATTAAACATTAATACAATTAAAGGTACCCCACGAGCAATCGGTAATAGAGTACTAGTAACCGATATGCACTTTGGCGAACAAACAACCAAAGGCGGTATTATAATTTCAAATGATGATGGTAAAACTCGAGGAATTTATCCTCGATGGGCAAGAGTATACTCAAAAGGCCCAGAGAATAAAGACGAATATAATGTCGGTGATTGGATTTTAATTGAACACGGACGTTGGACCCGTTCAATTAAGGTTGATACAGACAACGGTGAACTTGAAATTCGAATGGTTGAAGCTGAATCAGTTCTTGCTATGTCAGACGAAAAGCCTGAAAGTGTTTCAATCGGTAAAGAATATGCAGACGGCGAACATGCAACTGTAGATCCTAGTGTTTTTGCAAATTAAGAGGTATAAATGACAAATCCATTTGAAGATATTGAACGCTTTGGCTCAGCGTGTGATCAAGAGCCATCAGAAGCAAACTACGATATGTATCTTAGTCTTATTGCAGAAGAATACAACGAACTTGC